TTGAAGAATCCGATGTTGATGTAATCGAATTAATGAGAGACCAAGGTATCCCTATGGGTGAACAGGTCATGAAAAAAGGTGAAGGCATCATGCAACTAGCATCAGAGACTTCACCAGAAGAAAGAGAACTAGAATTTGCAATAGAACTAAAAGAGTTTTTAAATGAAAACCCTGATAAAACTGTAGACGATTTTATTGAAATAAAAATACAAGAGTTAGTTGTTAGAAAAAATCAAAGAGACGATGAACTCGCAAGAATAACTTTAGCAAAAGGTGGTGGAGAACTTGTAGGTAATCAATCAAGAATTGATGTGGCAGCACCCTTCGGTAAAATAACTGGAGAAGATTTTGCTAAACTTAGAGAAGACAAACAAGTAGGTGGTCTAGCAGGAATCCTAGGGGTCTAAATTGAAGATCCACGAGTACAACGAAATGATGGCGTATCTTACGCGTCCAGGATTTAAGGATGGCACGCCTTTAGAAAAAGATTTCCCTGACATGTCAAATACAGAAATTATTGAAACCACTCAAGATCAAACTCTTATCCCTCCAAAAAAACCAGGAGAAAAACTTACTTTAAACGAAGAAATAGAAGCTCTTAAAAAAGTTCTCCCAGCTTTTGAACCACAGAGCCAAGTTTATCGTATTCAAAGATTTTATGAAAAAGCTTTAGAAAAAGGTTTAATAGATCAAGAGGACTTTAATGAAGGTATTAAATTTTTACAAAGTGATAAAGTGACTAAAACTGTATCTGATTTTGATAAGATGGTAGAAGAAGATGCAACCAACAAATAAGTATCCAAAGACCCACCTTCTGCCACCTAAATCTGGGCCCACGCCTCAAGGGTTGAAAATTGATTACAATACTGTTAAGACTGTAAGATTGGAGAAAACAAATGGCAGACAAAATAGACAAGTCCCTGACGCAAGGTCCAAGGGGCTCGATTACACTTCCTAGTGATGAAGAGGTTAGAGAAACTATAGAAGAAGTTGCAGTAGAAGAGCAACAGGCACCAGGACCCATTGAAACTACAGAACTAGAAGACGGATCAGTTGAAATAGATTTTGATGCAAACGCAGCATCACCAGAAGGTGGTGACGAGCATTATGCCAACTTAGCAGAATTTTTACCAGACGAAGTTCTAGGAGAACTTGGATCAGATCTCACTCAAAAATATCAAGACTACAACGCATCAAGAAAAGATTGGTCACAAAGTTATGCAAAAGGTTTAGATCTTTTAGGATTTAAATACGACATGCGTACAGAACCATTTCAAGGTGCATCAGGCGCCACGCACCCAGTCTTAGCAGAAGCTGTTACTCAGTTTCAAGCTTTGGCTTATAAAGAATTATTACCCGCAGATGGACCAGTTAGAACAGCTGTTGTCGGTGCACCATCAGAAGAAAAAGCAAGACAAGCACAACGTGTTAAAGATTTTATGAATTACGAACTCATGGAAAAAATGAGAGATTACGAACCAGACTTTGATCAACTATTGTTTTATCTTCCACTCGCAGGCTCTGCGTTTAAAAAGGTTTACTATGATGAACTGGATGGTAAGGCTGTATCAAAGTTTGTGCCCGCGGATGATTTGATTGTACCGTATACTGCTACCTCATTAGAAGATGCGGAAGCAATCATTCACCGGGTGAAGATTTCAAAAAACGATTTAAGAAAACAACAGGTCGGTGGTTTTTATAGAGATATAGATTTAGGAACTCCAGGCTATGAAGAGAGTGATCTAGAGAAAAAAGAAAGAGAACTAGAAGGCCAAAGAAAATCTCAAGACGATGAAGTTTATACTTTGTTAGAGTGTCATGTTAATTTAGACCTAGAAGGTTTTGAACATACAGATGAAGCAGGCGAACCATCTGGAATAAAAATTCCATACATAGTGACTGTTGAGTTAACAACAAGAGAAGTTTTATCTATTAGAAGAAATTACGAGATTGGAGATCAGAACAAAACTAAGATCCAATATTTTGTCCACTTTAAATTTTTACCTGGACTAGGATTTTATGGCTTCGGTCTCATCCATATGATTGGCGGTCTGTCTAGAACTGCAACAGCAGCTCTTCGTCAATTATTGGATGCGGGTACGCTCTCCAACTTACCCGCAGGATTTAAAATGCGTGGCATTAGAATTAGAGATGATGCGCAATCAATACAACCAGGTGAGTTTAGAGATGTAGATGCACCAGGTGGTAATTTAAAAGATTCATTTATGATGTTGCCATTTAAAGAACCATCTGCAACTTTATTAAACTTAATGGGTATAGTCGTTCAAGCTGGACAAAGATTTGCATCGATTGCAGATCTACAAGTTGGTGATGGCAATCAACAAGCAGCTGTTGGTACAACTGTTGCATTATTAGAACGTGGCTCAAGAACAATGTCTGCTATTCACAAAAGAATTTATTCTTCTTTAAAAACTGAATTTAGATTATTAGCAAGAGTATTTAAATTATACTTGCCACCAGAATATCCATACGATGTAGTAGGAGGTCAGAGAACTGTCAAGCAAACTGACTTCGACGATAGAGTGGATATACTGCCAGTTGCGGACCCTAACATCTTTAGTCAGACTCAGCGTATTTCCCTCGCGCAGACAGAGCTGCAACTGGCACAATCCAATCCACAGATGCACAACATGTATGCTGCGTATAGAAACATGTACGAAGCACTAGGTGTAAAAAATATAGATTCAGTTTTAATTAAACCTGCACCACCTGCACCTTTAGATCCAAGTTTAGAAAACATAATGGCTTTATCTGGAAAACCATTTCAAGCATTTCCAGGTCAAGATCACAGAGCACACATAACTTCGCATTTAAATTTTATGGCAACTAATATTGCAAGAAATAATCCGATGGTTATGGCTGCTATGGAGAAAAATATTTTTGAACACATTAGTTTAATGGCTCAAGAACAAATAGAATTAGAGTTTAGAGAAGAGTTACCACAACTTGCGCAAATGCAACAGATGGCTGCACAAAATCCTCAGATGCAGATGCAGGTTCAACAGTTAAGTCAGAAGATCGAAGGTAGAAAAGCTGTGTTGATTGCAAACATGATGGAAGAATTCTTAAAAGAAGAGCGTGAAGTTACATCAGGATTTGGTAATGACCCCGTCGCTAGACTAAGAGCAAGAGAATTAGACCTTAGAGCGATGGATAACGAGAGAAAACGTGTTGAGGGTGAAGAAAAAATTAACCTTGATCGCCTAAAAGCTATGATGAACCAACAAGATAAGCAAGATAAGTTGGAACAGAACGAAGAATTAGCTAATTTAAGAGCTAATACATCAATTGAAAAAACAATTTTAAGTAAATCTATACCAAATGTAGACAAAATGATCCCAAGTGTAGAGATTGAAAAATACAAAGGAGAAAATAGGTGAAAAAAGAACAAAAAAAGGTTAAAAAGGTCATGAGAGAATTTAAAAAAGGTACTCTCAAAATTGGTGGCTCTGATAAGAAGGTAAAAAATCGTAAACAAGCGATTGCAATTGCTCTTAACAGAGCTGGTATAAATAAAAACAGGAGGAAAAATGGCAAAAGAGGATAAATTTTTTGTTGAGTCCGAAGAAATAGGCATTCCATCTCAAAACATTGAGTTGGACCCTAGATCTGTAACAACTGCTGATGGTATGCCAAGAAACTATATACCAACTGGAGATGAAACAGAAGTTAGAGGAACTAAAAGAATGCTTAAGGACAAGAAAAAAACAGCTAAGTGGTATTAACATGTGGTTATCAGCAATTAAATTAGCTGTATCCGCTGGTAGTAAGATTTATGCTAATAAGCAAAGGGCAAAAGTTGCGATGTCCGATGCTCAACTACTGCACGCAGAACGACAAGCTCGTGGTGAGGAAGCTTACCAAGGCAAGTTGTTAGAGGCACGTCAAAATGATTACAAGGACGAATTCGTTCTCGTAATTTTGTCGGCGCCCATAATTGTGCTCGCTTGGGGAGTCTTCTCGGACGATCCGGGCGCCTTGGAGAAAGTAAAAATTTTCTTCGAACATTTCGCAGCACTGCCGACTTGGTTCAGTACCCTTTGGATCCTCGTCGTCGGAAGTATTTTTGG